TTAACAAAGTTTTGTATTAAATATATTATCTAAATTAAGTTTAGTTACTTTATTCTTGATTTCTTTTATATTAAGTGTATATAGTCCTAGTTCTTGCATTCTCTTAAAGTAGCCAGCACCTGCAAAAGTATATCTTACCTTTCTTCCATCTCTAGTTTTAGATTGTTCATTTTCATATGAAATTATATCTCCAATAGCAATTGAACTTGGAAGGATAAGAAGTGGCAATCCTAGTGCTAGTCTTACTGAATTATGGCCAGCTAGGGTGCCTGTACATATGGCTTCTGCATGATGTACTAAAATGCGATAGAAATTTATTAGATAAATTAGATAGTAGATTAAAGCAGTTATCTAGTTTTTTTTTAATATTAAAGTTTATGCTAAAAGTACCTTCATCATATATTATAGTGTCAATTAGATAACTAAGCCTTTTTTTCTTTTCTTCAAAAGTTAATTTATCAAAGTTTTTACAAAAGTCCTCTAATGAGGTTGCTATTTCAAATAAGTCTTGTTGAGTTAAAGCAAGAGAGGATTCATTTTCTAATGCCACTTTCTTTTTAGATTCTAACTCTTTAATTTTATTTTTTTCGTATTTGATTTCATCTAGTATGATTTTTGATATATCCTCGTCATCTACTAGTTTTAATTTATTTAAAAGCTTAGTTATAGATTTATTAGAGTTATCAATAGACAAATTTATATTGTCGATATCATTGGCTTTATTTATTTCTTCAGTAGTAGCTAAGATATTTTTTATTTCCTTTATAAAAATATCTTTATTATATGAGGTTAAGTATTTTACTAAGTTTTCTTCTAATTTTATTCCATTAATATTTTTACTATTGCACCTAGTACCACCAGATGCATTTTTCATGTTACAAGTGTAGTAGAATTGTTTAAGTCCATTTTTATTTGCTTTACCGTAAGTTACCCTCATATTAGAACCACATTTACATTTTAAAATGCCAGTTAAAAGAGCTGTATTAGTTTTACCTAATCTAGGAGCCTTATAAGCATTACTTGATAGTATAGATTGAACTTCTAACCAATCAGAAGCTGGGATAATACCTTTATGCTTGGCAGAGGCAACAATGTTATTTTCTTTACCATATCTAAGCATTCCATGGCCATTAGGTACCCCATAGACATCATAGCCTTTTGATTTAAAGAACTCGAAAACTGCTTTGTTAGCTTTCACATATACTGGATTTTGAAGTATTACATTTAGTGCTGATTTATCTAAATTTCCACCATTTTTTCCTTTAAAATTATTAGTAAGGGACCATTTTCCAACTTGAGATAATGATTTTTCTTCAAGATATTTATTATAAATAGCTTTTACAATATTCATTTCTTCTTGATTTTCAACCAACTTTGTTACTGAACGCTCCTTACCATTATCATCAATATAGTATTCTCTTTCACCATTGAATCCTAATGGTGATTGACCTCCTAACCATCTTCCCATTTTTGCTAGAGTATACATATTATCTTTGACACGTTCCCCTAGTTGTTCGGTTTCAAGTTGGGCTAAAGATGCCATTATACCAATTATAGCTCTACCAAAGCTAGTTGCAGAATCAAATCCTTCTTGAGCACTGTATATAATACAATTATGATCCATGCATTCTTGTAGGGAATTGTGTATATCTCTAGCATTACGACCAAACCTATTTAACTGGTATAAAACTATATGTTCTATTTCTCCAGCTTTAACTTTCTTCATAAGTTCTTTATATTGTGGTCTATTAGTGTTTCTACCTGTAAAACCTTCATCTATAAAAATTTCCACTTCTGAAGGATCCATAGAAAATTTAAACTCAATAAATTGTTTGCATTTTAATATTTGATTTTCTATAGATTCTCCTTTACCAGTAAATTTACTTTTTCTCGAATAAATTGCTACATTACCCATTCCACTAATCCCTTCTTAAAAATCTAAGTTTGTAAGCTCTGATATTAGATGATAATTTTTCACTGCTAAATTTGAGAATTCAACAGCCTCTGTTTCAGCACATTCAATACTACAAGTTTTATTGAGATGTGAATATATATGCTTTGCTTCATGCCATATAGACTTTACTTGTTGTTCCCAAGATAGGCTAGGGTCAACTACTATACAATACTTATCAGAATTGGTCATTACTAATGCATTTGCACCTAAACTATACTGATATACAATTCTTAATTCTCCACACTCTTCAAGCTGCTTTATTTTTTTTGCAATCTTAACTATTTCCTCCATACCCAAACCATTCCCTTATAATGTCTAATTATTATTTTCTTCTGTAAATATCTCCATCATTTTAAGTACTTTCTTTCTATTTTCTTTACTTAAGTTTTTTACTTTAGAAAATAGAATTTTCATATCTTCTTCCATTTCATCAAGATTATCAGAAGATTCTTCATGATCAAAAAGTTGAGAGACAGGAACCTCAAGAACTCTTGCTATTTTTTCAAGTATCTCAACACTTGGATTTTCCTTCTTTTCGTTTTCTAAATCACTTAAATAACTTTTACTTATTTGAGCCATTTCAGCCAACTTAGATAATGATAATCCTTTTTCTTTTCGTAACTTTGAAATCTTTATACCAACCATATTTACACACCTTTTACTTAATTTGTTCGCTCACAATGAATATTTTAATACTTTAAATGTTCTCTGTCAACGAAAAAAGGAGAAAAAATAAGTGTTCTCTACTAGAGAAAAGATAATTAATTATAATCGCCTATAGAGAACATTAAGTAAATTTGTTCTCTATCAGAGAACGGTATATACTGAAGTCAAAGGAGGAAAAGTATATGAACAAAATCAAGCAAATAAGGCAATCACAAGGAATGACAGTAAGAAATTTATCTGATAAGGCTAAGGTGGCAACATCCTATATAAGCGAGTTGGAGAACGATAAGGAGAATAAAAAGAATCCAACTAAGGATATTATGGATAGAATTGCTTTAGCTTTAGGGGTAACAGTGCCAGAAATATTTTATTAAGGAGGAAGACATGGAAGAGAACATTACTATTTCAAAAAAAGAATATGAAGCACTTATTAAGGAAAATTTAAAATTAAAAAAATTTGTTAAAAATTTAAAGGCACTATTAAGCGATGAACAGTAACCAAATTAAATCAGATGAATATAATGTAATGCATCAATTTAGGAGATAAGTTATGGAGTTTAATTTTATAACTAAAACACCACCATCTGAAGAGTTAATAAAAGGTTATTATCAATTACTAGCAAAGCAGTTAGTGGATAGGTATGGAAAGGAAAATGTGAAAAGAATTGTAGAAATAGCAGAACATCAAGATAAATAGGCTGAATTGCCTAATTTATAGATTTACAGAATAAAAGTTAAGGAGGACAAGCTATGCACAATCAAATTGTAAAAATCAACAATACTGATTTATCAGTAAAAGAGTTTAACGAGCAAAGAGTTGTAACATTTAAAGATATTGATATGTTACATGAAAGAGTAGAGGGAACTGCAGGAAGGAATTTTAGAGAGAATAAAATTCATTTTGTAGAAAACGAAGATTTTTTCTTTATAAAGCCTGCTGATGTTGGGAACAACGAAATTCGTCGCTCGGAGATTAATAACAAAGGAACTTATTTAATTACTGAAAGTGGTTACTTAATGTTAGTAAAGTCACTTCAAGATGATTTAGCTTGGAAAGTTCAAAGAGAATTAGTTAATAACTACTTTAGGGTAAAGAGTGGACAAGCATTAAATACTTCCAAACTATCTAAAGAACTTAAAGCAATTTTAATGTTGGATGAAAAGGCAGTTGAAATGGATAATAGAATAACTAATTTAGAAGAAAGAATGACAATAGAAACAGGATCACAAAAGGTACTGTGTGATTTAGTAAATAAAAAGGTAATGGCAGTATTAGGTGGTAAAGATACTCCTGCATATAGAGAACTTGGAAAGAAAGTATTTAGACAATGCTGGAATGACTATAAAAAGATTCTTGATGTAGCTTCTTATAAAGATACACCAGTTAAAGATTTTGATTTAGCTAAGAAAGTAATAATAGATTGGAAACCTAATAGAGAACTAGAGCTAATGATAATGGGATGTAATGCCCAAATGAGAATGTAGGAGGCTATATGAGAGAAAGAACAATCTATGAATGTGAACATTGTAATAAGAAAAAGTTAATTAATAAAACACAGATGAAAAAGCATGAGAATATGTGTTGGTTTAATTCGAAGAATAGGACTTGTTTAACCTGTAGTCATTATGAATATGAACCAGGATATTTAGAACCACATCCAGAGCTTGATGGCTGTCCTTGTGAGAGGGTAGAAGCCATTAGATATTGTTATTTGAATGATACACAACTAGATAAGAAACCAATCATTAATTGTAAAGATTTGAGAGAGAAGGAGGAGTTAATGTGACAGAAACAGGATACTTAATATCAAGAGGTTTAAGAGTAATTTTCTTAATAATTATATTTCTAGTAGGAGTATTTTCTTATCAAGATAGTACAAGAAGGATAGACAAGCTTAGATTTGGATTTTTAACAGTAGGTAGTATGTTAAGTCTACTATTTGCTTTAAATGTTTAGGAGGGATAACAAATTGAAGAAGCTTAAGAAACTAACTAGAGATCAAAAGAAGTTTTTAGAGAAAGAAAGATTAAATCCTAATGACTTCTTAATAGAAAGAGCAACACCAGAAGAGTATGTATTTTATAACAAGTATACAGAAGCATTATGGACTTATGACAGAACTATGGGGGTATGGCTATGAGTAATATTGATTTAGTTCATGCAGCATATGTACAAAGAAAGGTGCAAGAAGCAGAGCGAAGAAGATGGGCAGATGTTATTAAAGAAGAAGTAGAAAAAATAAAAGGTTGCAAACCAGCCGACCAAAGCATAGAGAGCAACCATAAAGACATTATAGACAGTATACCACTAGGAACAGATTTAGACAATGACCAGTTATATGACATAGAGAGTGGACAAACTATTAGAGATTTATAGGAGGGGATTTAATGAAAGCTATAGATGTATTAATAGCTACAATAAATGCACAGTTAACAGAATTAAATAAGCCTAATTACAAGATTTATGATTTTGAAATCCAGGAGGATAAATAAATGTCAGAAGAAGTTACTAAGTTAAAAGAAGAAATAGAAAAGTTAAAACAACAGTTAGAAGAGTATAAAAAACCTAAACTTAATATATTTCAAAAAATACAAAGGGCAAGAGTAGAACTTCAAAAGAAAGATATAAAAAAGACTGGAGTTAATAAATATTCAAATTATAAATATTTTGAATTAGAAGATTTTATGCCTTATGTTAATGAGATTTGTTTAGAAATTGGTTTGTATACAGAGATTCAATATACCAATGAGAAAGCAACTTTATATGTTAGAGATAGTGATAATACAGATGATTTTAGAAAGTGGGATATGCCTATAGAAGTAGCAATGTTAAAGGGATGTAGTGCAATTCAAAATATAGGTGGTACTCAAAAGTATGCGAGGAGATATTTATATATGCTTGCCTTTGAAATTTCAGAATCTGACACTATAGATGGTGGTGAGGTTGATACTGAAAAAGAAGAAGGATTTAAAAAAATAGGAAAAGTTCAGATTAGTGTAATTAGAGGAATCCTTGAAGAAACGCAAGGTGACGAAGAAAAATTCTGTAATCATATTGGAGTTGATAGGTTAGAGGATATTTGTAATAAAGATTATCCGTTTTGTCTAAAAGAATTAGAGAAAAAGAAAGTTGAATATTATAAAAAACAAAAAATGATAAGCGAACAGAAAAAACAACAAGAACAGTTCCAAAAAGAGTTAGAAGCTAAACAAGAAGATTTTGAATTTTAAGGGGGATATGAGAAATGAAAGAGATTCAAGTAAATACACAATTACCAGTAATAAAGACTAATTTTGAAGAAGTTAAGGAAAGTTTGATTGTAAACCTAGAAAAGTACAAAGGGATTGTAGTAACAGAAGAAAATCAAAAAGATTGCAAAGCTATGCAAAAAGAATTAGCAGGTCTTAGAAATCAAATAGATACAGAGAGGAAATCTATTAAAAAGCAAGTTGAAGCACCAATAAAGAAATTTGATACAGATGTAAAAGAACTTGTTGGAATAATAATAGAAATTGAAAAACCAATTAAAGAAGGTATTAAAGTATTTGATGATAAACGCAAAGAAGAAAAGAGAAAATTTGCAGATGTGAAGATATTTGAGATTTGCCAAAAGCTTAATTTAGAAAAGAAATATGCAGATCAACTTACAGTACTAGATAAGTATTTAAATTTAAGTGCTAGTGCAAAAAGTGTAGTAGAAGATATAGAGCAAAGAGCAGAAGCATTAAAGCAACAACAAAATATGGATAAGGTTAAAGCTGAAATGACTAAGGCAAATATAGAGAGTGCTTTAGAAACTGTAAATCTAACTTTAAAAACTCCATTAGAATATAAAGACTTTGAGAAGTATATTGCTTTAGGTTGGGATGGGCCAAGAATAGTAAGAGAAATTAATGAGAGAGCAGCACAAATAAGACAAGCTGAAAAAGCAGCAGAGGAAATGGCAACTAAGAGAATTGAGGAAGAAAAAGTATCGAAGGAAGAAGTACAAATACCTATGGATTTAAAGCCAAAGGCTCCAGAAGTCCCTAAGGAAGTTAAAGAAGATGAACCAAGATTATATGTAGAGCTTTATGTAGAACATAATCTAGAGGAAATGAAGATATTAAGCAAATATTTAAAGGATAAAGGGTACAAATATATAGTTCGCGAGCAAGGAAAGGTAAACCCTAAGTAAATAAAGGAGTGAGCATATGTCAGAAGGGTGGTTTAAAGTCCATAGATGCTTATTTGAAAAGGCAATATGGCAGCAATCAACTCCAGAGCAAAAAGTAATACTTATAACCCTTCTAGGTATGGCTAACCATAAAGGAAGGGAATGGGAGTGGCAAGGAAAGCAATTTAAAGCTGAACCGGGAGAATTTGTAACTAGTGTTAATTCAATAATTCTACGTGCAGGAACAGGAATTACACGACAAAATGTAAGAACTGCATTAAAAAAATTAGAAAAGTACGAATTTCTAACCATGCAATCAACCAAGACAGGATTGCTTATAAAGATAGAGAATTGGGAGGTTTACCAAGGTCGAGAGTTACCAACTAACCAAGGTGCTAACCAAGGATTAACCAAGAGCCAACCAACAGGTAACCATGACCTAACCAACCCCCAACCAACCCCTAACCATGACCTAACCACTAACAAGAATGATAAGAATAATAAGAATGATAAAGAAGGAAAAGAAAAAGAAGAAGAATCATCTATTCCACCTCTTTCCTATCCTACCCCTATTCATAAATTAGCTTTTGATAACTTTGGAGAGGTTAGTTATAGAACTTGGATTGATGGAGCAGATATTAAAGAAGATGGTGAGTTAATCATTATAACTGTAGAAGCATTTAAAAAGCAGATTGTACAAGATAGATATGGACCACAAATAGCATTATTAACTGGAAAGAAAGTAAGCGTAAAAGTAGGTGAAAAGAATGGATAATACGGAGTGCTGCTTTGTATGTGGAAGTTTTAATACAGAATTACATCATATAGTTTTTAGATCCCAGAATAAGCAACTAGAAAATTGTGTTTTAAATCACATTAGATTATGTCCAGAGCATCACAGGGGTACTAATGGAGTACATGGTAAAAAGGGACATAAGTTAGATAAGATATTAAAGCTACACTTCCAAAACACATTAGAGATTGTATTCTTTAAAGAGTTATTAACTAGAGAAGAGATTAAAGAAGTATTAGATATATCTGACAAGCCTTTAAATCGTCTTTTAAAGCCTTTAGTTTTACAGAAGGGTAAATATGTTAGGGAAGAAGTAATAAGGGTTTGTCTAGGTGGAAAATTGATTATAGAGGAGGAAGAAAAATGCCAAACTGGTGTACTGGAGATTTAAAAGTAAGAGGTAGGTATAAAGATATAAAAGAATTTTTATCAAAAGAAATGATGATTTTGGGAGGAAGCATATTTAATAGAACTTATGAAGAACCCATTATAGATGAAGAATGTGGAATATCAATTGACGTTGGTAAACAAGGTATGTGGTTTAGAAATGCGTATAGAAGTTATTTTGAAAATGATATAGATATATGGATAGACAAGGAAGAAAAAGAAGCTGGAAATATATTAACTATGAACTTAGGAGAATTAAGAACTGCTTGGGGTATAGATACAAAAGCATTAACTGAATTGTCTAAGCAATATAACTTAGATTTTAAAATATACGCTTATGAAAAGGGTATGGAGTTCAATATAGATTTTGAAGTTCATAAGGGTGAAGTTATTAAAAATAATGAGATAAAGTTTGATGACTATACTTGGGAATGTACTAATCCAGAGATAGGTGGTTAATATGACACCAAGAGAGAAAGCAGAATTAACTATTAAAGCTCTAGAAAAGCGTAAGAAGAATAAAGAAAAAGATTTAAATAACTATGAATCACATAGAGCAGGAGTAATAAAAGCTATCAAGTTTAGAACTGGAGTGTATAGATAGATGAACCCACAACAGATTATAAATAAAATGAATGAGTGCCTAATGGCAATGCAGAAAGGTAATATACAGTATAAATCATTGGGATTAAAGAAAGCAGCTGCAGAAGAGAAGTATAGAGTAGCATTGCAAAAAGAAATGGCCAGATTAAAGCTAGAAGGATATAGAGTAACTATAATACCAGATATGGCTAGAGGAAATGAAGAAGTAGCAAGATTAAGACTAGAAAGAGATATAGCGGAGATTAATTATACAGTATGTAGAGATAGCTTAAGGTATAACGAAAAGGAGTTAGACATACTTAGAAGTCAGTTAGCATGGTTAAAAGTAGAATTTAAGAATAGTTAGGAGGAAGTATAAATGAAATTTAAAGTTCAAATAGATGAGATATCAGTATTTTCACATGAGATTATAGTAGAAGCTGATACAGATTTTGAATTGGATAGAGCGTTAGATGAATTGGAGAGTAGAGGTGACCACCCAGATGATATACCATACTACTTAAACGAAGAAAATGGAATTAAAATTGTTAAGTTTACTAAGGATGAAAGTGGAGAATGTAAATTTGAATGTCCTGACTATTCAGAGTTAGATTAAAAATCAAATAAGGGGAGAGTAGGAGTAAATAAAGTTATAGTTATAAGCTCCTATTCTCAAATAATAATCAAGTAATATTAGAAAATGATATTAATTAATATGTGTGAAATTAAATTGATTAATATCCCCAATGATAAAGTATAGAAAAAATTTTTAAAATTCATATTGTACCTCCTAATATATATTAATGCAATTATGAATTGCATTTTTCGATTAATTAATTAAAAAAAAGAATGAGATTGTGACATTTTTAAATAAAAAAATATTTAAAAAATAACTTTACAAAGTAATACAAAATTTTTTTATTAATTGTTACACAATGTTTATTAAAGAAAGGAGAAAAGTTGTGACAAATAGTAAGCAAAAAGGAGCTAGAGGGGAAAGAGAACTCTCCTCTAAGCTAAAAGAATATGGATATAACACCAGGAGAGGACAACAATATTGTGGTGCCAATGGTGATGCAGATGTAGTTGGATTACCTGGAATACACATTGAATGTAAAAGAGTAGAAAGACTTAACATATATGATGCTATAAGCCAAGCTAAGGCAGATAAAAAAGAGAACGAATTAGGAGCAGTATTTCATAGGAAAGATAGGTCAGAGTGGCTTGTAACAATGACACTAGATGAATGGATGAAATTATATAAAGGGAGTGGATTAGATGAATAAAGTTGTTTTAATAGGAAGACTAACCAAGAATCCAGAGTTGAGATATGCAGCAGGAAGTGGAACTGCAGTTACCAGATTTACAATAGCAGTAAATAGACAATTCAAGAAAGATGAAGCTGATTTTATTAACTGTGTAGCTTGGAATAAAACAGCAGAAACAATAGCACAGTATTTTACCAAAGGTAGACCAATAGCGATAGTAGGACATATGCAAACAGGAAGTTATGATGCACAAGATGGAACTAAGAGATATACAACAGATGTTGCAGTAGAGAGCTTTGAGTTTGTAGGAAGTAACGGACAAGCTAATACACAAGGAAATAGCAGTGATGATGCATTTGGTGCTTATGGTGATATTACTCCAGTAGATGATGAAGATATGCCATTCTAATGGAGCAGATAGGATTTAACTTTATTAGATTAAAGGAAGATTGTACAGAGTTACATAGTAGCTTTTTATGTGGCTCTGTATGGAACTTCATATTTGAACAGGAGAATAATTACATCATAGAACTGGATGGAGTGTATTATGGTCTATTAAAAAATAGTTGTGAAAGGATATGAGGAAATGAACGTAAATGATAAAGCTATCAAAGCAAAGATAAGAATTTATAGAGAACAAAAAGTATTAAAGTCTAAAGCACTAAGACAATTAATAAGGGAATTTGGAGTTAGTGAAAAAGTAGTGGATGAACTGTGGTTAGAAGTTAAGCAAGAGAAGAAAATAACTAATAGTACAGCTAAGAAAGAAAATGAGATTATTAAAACTACAAAAGAAAAGCTAATAGCAAGTGAGGAAGTAACTGCAGAGAAGATTAAACAAAGCTTGGGAGAAGCAAAGGGACAAGCAGAGGATAAATGCATCAACAAAGATTTAAAGGTACTTAAAATGACTGTAAAAGGTAAGTATGGAACTTATGAAAAAGAAGGAACTAAAGTTAAAGTTGGAGAGTTAGAATTTAAAAATGAGCAGGACATTGAGAATTATAAAAATAAAGAAATGGCTAGATTTATGGAAGAGCTTGGAGAGATTCTTGATGTAATGTTAATGGAAGTATAAATGTTAATAGTACAAGCTTAACCAAGTGAAGGTTAAGAGAAAAATATTAACCTTAGAAGAAAGGATCATCAAGAATGCATTTTATAGAGGTTTTATTAGGTATAGTAGTATTCTTAGCTATGGTAAACATTATCCCATTAATACTTATAAAAAATAGCAAGGTTAAGAATTTAATAGTCGGTATAGAAGTAATATCTATAGTTTTAATACTTATATGTTTAGTTTTATATATTTGTAATGCTCTTATGACTTGTATAACCATATGGTTTGGTAACTGGTAAGTCATAAGTGTAAGAAAAAGTTATTTATATAAAAGTAAATTCTATTATAAAAAAGTAATGAGTATACAATATTTTAAGGTCTATAATTTTGAAGATCTTCATTCATAGATTTAATTATTTTATCTATAAGATTATTAAATTCTAGTATATTTATATCTAAGGTTATATCGTCATGATAGAGATTTATTTCTTTTGTCAGTAAATCTAATAAAGAACGAACTTTATCATTAGAGACTAAATATGCTAATCTATGAATTTCATAATATTTATCGTTGGGAAGACCTCTATCGTCGGATTCGTTATAAATCCAATAAGTTAAATATTTAGTGGAGGTACAGAAACGTTGATATATATCAGATTTTTCTTTGTAAAATAAGTCTAGGTTTTTTAATTGTAATTGAGTTTTTCTATCTACAATAGATGTAATTACTGGAACTAAAAGAGCGAATATGGAAACTACTGAAGATAGAATAATTGGGTTTATATCCATAAGTTTCACCGTCCTTAATTAAATTGTATCACATAATTAAATTAGGACAATAAAAAGTTTAAAGATAAGAGAAAAGAAGTTTTTAATGGAATATTATGTAAAAAAATAAATTAGAAACAGGGAATTAAGTAAGGAGGGTATAGAATGGATAAAGAGTTATTTAGAAAGACAGAAGGAAAGTTATATAGATATTATCAGAGCAAAAAGAAGATAAGAGAGCTTAATAATGAAATATCAAGCTTAGAGTATCATAAGGAAAGAGTAGAGTATGATATAAGACATGCTAATGTAACAATAGATTATTACCAAAACGGAACAGGATTACAAGAGAGAGTACAATCTTCTCCTAGTGGATCTAGTTATGCAGAAACGGAAATGTGTAAAGAGATAGAAAAACTGGAGAGAGAACATTTAAGAATAAATAAAAAAATACTAAAGATAAAAGCTAAGATAAGAGAGCTTGAAGAGTTTATAAGACATATGAATGAAAATGTAGAGCAACTTAATGAAGAAGATAAGAGGTTTATAGAATTAAAGTATGGAGATAGAAAGAATCTGTTATATATATCTATAAAACTAAATATGTCTAAGACTACAGCTTATAGAAAAAGAGAAGAGATAGTAGAGAATATAGCAGAGTATGAGGAGAATATGAAATTGTGGGAAAAAAGTGGGAAAAAGACGGGAAACAGAATAGCCTAAAGTATGATTTAATAGTATTGTAGAAAGCATGGACAGGTTTTCAGATGTCATGTTGTGACCTCCTTGGATTTTTAGACACCTAGTGTAAAAGCTAGGTGTAATATGGAGATATAACCCTAATTGGTAAGGGAGCAACTTGCTAAGTTGTCAGTAATCGAGTAATCGGTGTATAGGTTCAAGTCCTATTATCTCCGCCATGGTTATTAATTATATAAGCTCTCATTAATTCTCAATACCCTTTATACCCAAGACACTTATAGAAATATAGGTGTCTTTTATTGTATAATTATGGTGGGGAGTGAGGAATATGATAGATTTATATATTAATATAATAACGACAATAATAGTAATATGTATATTATTTATAGCATTTCTAATAATTTTAAAAGTATTTAAATTATTAGAAAAATATATAATTAGGCCAGATTATCCTGAGATATATGAATATGAAAAAAGGTTTGCCAAAGCAACAAATGAAGAATTTGAAAAGTTAAGAGAAGATATATTTAAAGAATTTGATGATGCTAGTAAATCTGAGATTAATGATTTGGAAACAAAAATAAATATTGAAATTGATGATTTGAATAAAGGTAATACAATATATTCAACAATAACAATGATTACATTTATATTAGGTGTTTGTATAAATACTTTGGATATAAATGAATGGACATTTAAAGTTATTTTATTACTATCATATTTAATATTGATAATCTTTTTTCTACATAGTAAAAATAGTAGAAAATATAACAAGTATTTAGTATTTTTGAATGAATTAATAAAAAGATATAAGGATACCATAAATTATAAAAAGTTAAATAAAGAATAATTTTGATAAAAAATAAGAACTCTAGAAATAGGGTTCTTTTTATTTATGCCTATAGGAGCCAGTAGAAATAAATAAGAAAGGAAGGTGTACCCCTTACACTAATTACCTTTTAATACTACTGGCTTAATTTAATATAATATAAAGGAATTTACCTCTTTTTGTAGAATTATTATATTTTATAAAGAGGAGGGGTAATATGGAAAGTAAGTCGTATAAAGATGAAATGAAAGAATTAATTAATAAAACAGGTAGAAAGAACTTTAAAGATAAAAATTTAATGATAGTTGAAGACTATTATAAAAGGAGTGAAGAAGATAGGGTTTTGTTAGAAAAAATATTAAAAGATTTTATAACGGATATAGATAAAGTAGCTCTTTTATCTTTGGTAGTTTTTACAATATCACCACTAATAAAAGCGCTATTTAATGATAATAGATTAATTACTATAATAGTTTATTTATTGTTATATGTAGGATCATTAAAAATTATAACCTCTTTTGTAAAGGAATATAGGTTTTATAATTTATATCTTGATACAATAAATGATATAAGAGAGAAGAAAATAATAGTATCGAAAAAATTGGTTGAAAAAATAGAACTACAATACGATAGCAAAGTTGAATAGAAAATATATAATAAGTCTCTAATAAAAAGGAGATAGCATTAATGGCCACGCTAACAGAAAAACAAAAGATATTTGTTAATGAATATTTAGTAAAGCTTAATAATACTAGAATAGTAAAAAATATGTAATATAAAGGAATTTATCTCTTTTTGTAGAAATACAAATAATGAGGTGATAATATGCAGGATGAAATTAGGAATTCATTAATAACTTTAACTACAATCATTACTGTATTAGGTGTGTATATTAAAGTAGTAGATAGCTTTATAATAAATACAATCAAAAGTGAATATAAAAATACTCCGATTAAGCAATCGGTATTTAATATAATGATAACATTTGCTGGATATATACTAGTTGCTCTGTATTTTATTTTTATAATTAAAGGTGTTATTCATATATATATAAATGGATTTTTAGAATCATTTAGCTTAAATGTTAATCTTGAAAAGCCAAGCTTAGGAGTTGCTTTAGGGTCAATATTAGCAATAGCTTTTTTGAGTACATTAATAGTGGTTGTGATTAATATTGGAAATACAAGAAGTGCGTTTGTAAATAAGTTAGAGAATAAATCTTATGAAAAAGTTAAAAGGTATACTATATGTATAAATTATTATGGCATAATTTCTGCTATTGTAGTAAATTTGTATTGCATTATATATCTATATTTAGTATTTACAACAAATATAAAAATTGTAAATAGTTTTGGTACATATATTACTGAAAATTATATAAATGATGAAGAACTTAGTAATATTGCATTTTCTGCTTCTATGCTATTCATATCATTTACAAGTTTTTTACTATTAAATAGTTTTAGGGAAATACATAATGCTGTTAATGAGAGCAAGATGTATATATTGTTTACTAATAAAGAGACAATAGTAGCTAGATGTTTCTTAGAATATGATGAATATTATTTAATATTTGAAGATGGTATAGAAAGATATATAAAAAAGAGTGAAGTAAAAGAGATTAGAAAAGAGGAGCTCAGTTAATGGGCTCCTCTTTATTGAAAGGATGTGAAATAATGAATATACAAAGTAAAATAAATAAGTTATTAATGGCATTAAGACTAAAAGGAATATACCTAAGAATAAATACAGAACAATTTCCATCAGATGATATGGATAGAATGATAACTAAATACATAGTATATGAAACACATCCAAGACAAGGACAAGTATTCTATAGCAAGTTAAATATATTAGAATATCTAGTTAAGCTATATAAGGAAGTAGGTGGAGCAGATGGATAAGAAGCTTACACCTAAACAAAAAGCATTTGCAGATTACTATATAGAATTCGGCAATGCAGAACAAGCAGCTATAAAAGCAGGATATAGCAAGAAGTATGCAAGAGGTAATGCACATAAGTTAGTTGCAAATAGTTGCATTTCTACTTATATAAAAGAACGCCTAGCAAAAATAGAAGATGCAAGAATAGCAAAGGGTGAAGAAGTCCTCCAATATCTAACTAAGGTAATGAGAGGAGAAGAAAAAGACCAATTTGGTTTAGATCCTTCACTCCAAGATAGAACTAAAGCAGCAGAGTTACTAGGTAAGAGATATAGATTGTTTACTGAAAAGGTTGAGGTAGAAGGAGTTCAACAAGTACAGATAGTTGATGATATAGAATGATTAAAGTAAAGTTAAAGTGCATAATAGCTTCAAGCTTCTATGAAGCTCATAAAGATATAAAGCAAGGACTTCACACTCACTACTGGTTTAAAGGTGGTAGAGGTAGTACGAAGTCCTCTTTTATTTCCATAGAGATTGTATTAGGTATGATGAGAGATGCACAAGAAGGAATTATGTCTAATGCATTGATACTTAGAAGAGTTAAAGATACTTTATCAGAATCAGTAAGAGACCAAATAAAGTGGGCAATAGATACTTTAGGTGTAAGTGATGATTGGCATGTACCAGAAGCTAAATTAACAATAACTTATAAGCCTACAGGACAAGTAATAAGGTTTAAAGGTGCTGATAATCCTAAGAAAGTTAAATCTACAAAAGTACCTAAAGGATATATCAAATATATTTGGTATGAGGAAGTAGATGAATTTGAAGGAAAGCATAAGATAGATACAATTAATCAATCTCTTATGAGAGGTGGACCTAAGTTCTTTGTATTTTACTCATTTAACCCACCAGAAAGTCAAAGGAATTGGTGTAACCAGGAAGTATTAGAAACTAGAAAAGATAAATATGTACATCATAGCGATTATAGAACAGTACCTATAGAATGGTTAGGAGAGCAATTTATTATAGAAGCTGAACATATGAAGAAGGTCAATCCTACCAAATATGAACATGATTATTTAGGAGCTGTAACTGGTACTGGAGGAGAAGTATTTAGGAACCTAACTATAAGAGAAATTACAGATGAAGAAATAAAGATATTTGATAGATTAAAGAATGGATTAGACTTTGGTTATGCAGCTGATCCATTAGCTTACTTGTTAATGAACTATGATAAGACTAGAAAGAGATTATATATCTTTGGTGAAGTGTATAAGGTTCAATTAAGTAATAGTAAAGCAGTTGAAGAAATAAAGAAGCTTAATCCATTAAATAAAAGGGTTACTGCAGATAGTGCAGAGCCTAGAACAATAAATGAATTTAAGAAGTTAGGCTTAAATATAATAGGAGCAAAGAAAGGGCCAGATTCAGTTGAACATGGTCTTAAATTTTTGTCTGAAGAAATAGAGGAAATAATAATAGATCCAGTAAGATGTCCTAATGCAAAGAGGGAGTTTGTAGGATATGAAATAGAGAAAGATAAGGATGGGAATCTAAAAGGAGAATATCCAGATAAAGATAATCATACTATTGATGCATGTAGATATGGTATGGAGGATGAAATTATAAATAAGAAAGTAAAAGTTAAGAGTAAAGTTAAAATAGGGATAAGGTAAAGGTTACACTTTTATTGCAACCTTTGCCTTATTAGTTATTTTGTCTTGCGAACTAGTTGCCAATTATTTTTGTCGCAAGAACCACAAGGAGCGAAATTTTCTCCTTCACTATGAACAACTTCGTTTTTGCATCCTGGAGTTGTACATTTATATATTCCTGATGGTAGATTTGGATTACTCACAAGCTCACCCCCTTACCTATATTATACTATAAAATAAATATAAGACAAAAATTACAAATAAAGAAAGGAAGGGAAATCTAAAATGGCACTAATTAGAGACAGGGAGTTCCTTGGCGAAGATGGAACTATACCAATGCAACTTATTACAAAGTGTATAGAAGAACATCAAGAAGAAGTCACTAATAGATACAGTAAGTTAAATAGTTACTATGATGGAGTGCATAAAATACTATTTAGAACTTTAACAACTGAATCATTACCTAACAATAAAATAGTATGTAACCATGCAGAATATATTACAGATATGGCTACAGGATATGTCTTTGGAGCTCCAATAACTTATAGTGGTGATGGAGCAGATGAACTTAATAAAATATTTACTGAAATAGATGAAGATAGCCATAATAATGAACTTGCTTTAGATATGTCTATATTTGGTGTGGGATATGAGTTGCTTTATATGAATGATGATGAAGTTCCATATCCAGAGTTAGCAGTAGTAAGTCCTTTAAATAGCTTTCTTGTAGTAGATAGTACAGTAAAACAAAAACCTATGTTTGCAGTTACGTATTTTGAAAAAAGAGATATTGAAGGAATGTTAAAAGGATATGATATTAATGTTTACACTGATAAAAACATTACTCATTATTTCTTTACTGATTTAACTAGTAAATCTCCTACAATAGATGAACCAGAAGAACATTACTTTAGTGATATTCCACTTATAGAGTATAAGAATAACAAAAGACTTAAAGGGGATTTTGAGGGTGTAATAACACTTATAGATGCCTATAATTTATTACAAAGTGATAGAGTAAATGATAAAGAGCAAGTAGTTGATGCTTTATTAGCTGTTATAGGAGCATCTTTAGGTGATAATGAAGAAGAGAAAGTTGAAACAGCAAAGCTATTAAAGGAATTAAAGATTATTGAACTAGATGAGGGTGGAGATGCAAAGTGGTTAGTCAAAAATCTTAATGAAACTGAAATAGAAGTACTTAAAAAAGCATTAAAAGATGATATACATGAGTTCTCTAAGGTTCCTTGTTTAACAGATGAAAACTTTGTAGGGAATGCTTCTGGTATTGCTATGAAGTACAAGCTATTAGGATTTGAACAGTTAGGAAGAACCAAGGAAAGATACTTTAAACAAGGACTAAGGCAAAGATTAAAGCTTATGTCTAATATAGAGAATATAAGGGCTAAGAATATTGATTCTAGTAACATAGATATTTCTATGAAACGTTCTTTACCAGTTGATGATGAACTTGCAGCAAGAACAGCACAAGAAACAGAAGGGTTTATTTCATGGGAAACTAGAATAAAGAGATTTGATGGTGAAATAGATATAGATGAAGAAAGAAAGAGACTAGAAGAAGAGAATAAGAAAAAGGTTGAGGACCAGCAAAAGATGTTTGGATCATATGACTTTAAATCTACTGGTGGTGAGGTAGATGAAGAATAATTCTTACTGGATCAGAAGAGCTAACCTAAGAATGGAAGAGTATCACAAAAATAGTGATTCTACTATTCAAAAGATTAGTGCTGCATATGACAAAGCTATAAAAGATATTAATGAAGATATAAATAAAATCTTTTATAAGTACCAGCTAGACAGTGGCTTATCTACTACAGAGGTAAGAGAGCTATTAAATGCTAAAATACCCAAGAAGGAATTAGATAGTATTAGAAAAAAGATTTATAATATCCAGGATGAAGAGTTAAAAAGATATATGATGGCTCAACTTAATGCAGGAGCATATAAGGCTAGAATAACAAGGTTAGAAGCTTTAAAAGAAAGTATTTATATTAACTCTAAGATAGCAGCAGATGTAGAGATAAACCAAAGTACAAAACTATATACAGATAATATAAAGAAAGCCTACTACTCAAATGCTTTTGATATACAAAAAGGTTTGGGAGTAGGTTTTAATATTGCAGAGATGCCTGTAGAAAGCATACAAGAAATACTTAAGAATAATTGGAGTGGAAAACACTATAGCAAGCGTGTATGGAATAATACTGATGCATTAGCAAAGCAATTAGAAGAAGTAATAACAAGTGGATTAATGAGTGGTAAAAGTTCAAGAAGGATGGCACAAGAGCTACAAGACTTAACTGACTATGGTAAGTTTGCTTGTGAGAGATTAATAAGAACTGAAACTACTTATATAACTAACGCTGCTGAAATGGAATCTTATAAAGAGTGTGGAATAGATAGATACATCTTTGTAGCAACATTAGACTTAAGAACTTCTAGCGTGTGTAGGGAACATGATAGGGAGGTATATGAAGTAGAAAAAGCAGAAGCTGGAGTAAACCTTCCTCCGTTACATCCACATTGCAGAAGTACAACAAGGGCTTATTTAGGAGAAAGCACTTTAAAGGATATTAAGAGAAGGGCAAGAAATCCAGAGATAGGAAAGACTTATTTAGTACCTGGAGATATGAAGTATCAAGATTGGTATGATAAGTTTGTTGTTGATAAGTATGGTAAAGATAAAACAGAAGTTTTTGAGAAGATGATTAAGAATAAAGCTTCTGATAGAAAACAATTAGAAAAAATCAAGGAGTATTTAGGAAAAGAATCTCCAAAGACATTGAAAGGTTTCCAAGAATTGAAGTATAATAATATCAAAGAATGGGAACTTATTAAAGATTATGTAAAATCTAGAGAATCAAATATGATTTCAGTATTTTCACCATTTGAAGACTTTAAAAAATACAAAAATATAATCGAAAAAGAAATAGTTGGAATAAAAGCTTCAAATGGAATTGAAATTAAATCACAAAGTAAGCATTTTATAGAGAGAGTTTTAGGAACATCATTAGATCCAGAGAAACAAAGACCACGTGATGGTATAGAAATAGAAGAGATATATAAAACACTAACTAAACCATTAAAGGTAAAAGAGGAACCTAAAAAGAATAGTCATAAATTTATAGGAGAAAAGATTACAATAACTATAAATCCTAATACAGGTAATTTAATTCAATGCAATCCAACAGATAGCGATTTAGTAAGGAGGTTGAAAAATGTGTAAAGTTACCATTAAAAAAATATTGGTAGAGTACCTTTTATATTTATTAAATAATGAAAAAAATCAATATATAGATGATGTTGATGAGACCATTATTGATTTGGATAATATAAGAAATATCATAATAAGTAGTAAACAGGAAAAAGAAGATTATGTATATTTTGAAATAGATAATGTTAGCAAAACAAGATTATTGCAATATGTGGTTGATAAACAATTAGAGATAGGATTTGTTAATGAAGATTACTTAAATGAAGAGGGTAAAAATCTTCAACGAATATATGATGAAATATATTATCAAACAAATTAAGCACTTACTAAGTTGAATAGTAGGTGCTTTTATTATGGATAAAATTAAGTCTTAGGAAACTAAGGCTTTTTATTATGCCCAAAACTTGCTTAAGGCTTTAAACTGTGCATGGAATTTAGTCATACGGACGTTAAACGGAGGTATTTTATGTTTAGAAAATTTCAAAGAATGTTAGAAGCAGATACAGGAGCGGGAGTTAATGGTTCAGGCAATACCGGTAATACTGATACTACAACTCAAAATGAATCTACTTCTAATGAGAAGACAGAAACTAATCAAAGCGAGAAGACTTTTACTCAAAAAGACGTTGATAAGCTTATTCAAGAAAGAGTAGCTAGAGAACAGGCTAAGTGGGAAAAGAAGGTACAAGATGAAAGAACAGAAGCAGAAAAACTTGCAAAGATGAATGCAGATCAAAAGGCAGAGTATGAAAAGCAAAAGAGAGAAGATGAACTAGCAAAAAGAGAGAAGGATATTACTACTAGAGAATTAAGAGCAGCAGCTTATGAAACTCTAGCAGAAAAGAATCTACCTAAAGAGTTAGTAGATATTCTTAACTATGAATCTGTTGAAACTTGCAATAAAAGCATTGAAGCAGTAGAAAAAGCTTTCCAATCTGCAGTAGAGAAAGCTGTAAATGATAAGTTAAGGGGTGGAAATCCTCCTAAAGGTGGACAAGGAAGCAATAATCAATCAACATTTGGTTTTAACTTTACTGGAGTTAGACCAAAGGAAACAAAATAGATTAAAGAAAGAAGGAATGTAAAATGACAGTAAATTATGCTGAACAATATGCAAGGGAGTTAGCAAATGCATATCCATATGTACTTTATTCAGGTAGATTGTGGAGTACAGAAAATACAAATAAATATAAACCTGTTGATGCAAAGACAATAAAAATACCGAAGCTTTCAACTACAGGAAGAGTAAATGGAGATAGAACTAGTATAGGTGATTTTTCACAGAATTTCTCTAATAGTTGGGAAACTAAGGAACTTAAAAATCATAGAATATGGCAAACATTAGTGCATCCACAAGATGTTAATCAAACTAATCAAGTTGCTTCAATATCTAATATTACTAAGACTATGAATGAAACTCAAAAGTTCCCAGAACTTGATGCAATGATGTTCTCTACTCTTTATACATTAAAAAATGCAAAGAAATCAATAGCAGCAGAAGAAGCTGAATTAACTTCTAAAACTGCATTAGCTAAATTTGATGCAATGATGGATGAAATGGATGAGGGATTAGTACCACCAACAGGAAGAATACTTTATGTTGATACTTATACTAAGACTTTATTAGATAATGCTGTAGCTATAGTAAGAACAAATGGAGATAAGGTTTTATCTAGATCTGTATCAAGACTTGATGAAGTTGACATAGTTGGTGTACCTACTACTCTAATGAAAACTAATTATACATTTAATGATGGAACATCAGGAGGCCAAGAATCTGGTGGAATAAAACCAGGAGATTCAGCTGGGGATATGGCTATGATATTAGTTCATCCATCAGCAGTATTGCCAATAGTATCATATTCATTTGCACAATTACAAGAACCATCAGCATTAAGCCAAGGTAAGTATGTATACTTTGAAGAATCATTTGAAGATGTATTTATCTTAGATGAAAGACATGTTGGAATTCAAATATGTGTTAAGAAAGCTGCAGTTTAGTAAGAGAGGGTAAAACCTCTCTTTTGTTATGAGGTGTTATTATGGCACAGTTAGAAAAGTTAAAAATAAGGCTAGGAATTAGTGATAATAGCGAAGATGCTCTATTAAATGTGCTTTTAGAAGATGCAGAAGGTGAGATATTAGACTTCTGCAATAGAGATATACTTCCAGATAAAGCACAGGTTCTACAAAGGGAGTTAGCTATTACTTACTATAATCGTATGGGTAGCGAGGGTGAAGCTTCTAGGAGTGAAGGAGGAATATCTGTATCTTATTCAACAGAGATACCAGAGAATATTAAAAGTAGATTATTAGCTTTTAGAAGACTTAAGTTAGTAGGTGTTGCAAATGCGAATAAAGAATAAAAAGACTTATTACCTTAAGAAGAAAATAGTAATTAAAGATAATGAAGGTGGTAAATATCCAGGATATTCAGAGCCTATAGAAATACAAGCAAATATATATCCAGCTAGTGGGAAATTACAAGCTGAAATATATGGAGAAAGGCTTAATTACATCTTAAATATGCTATATGATGAATCAAAAAATTTAAATGAAGGTGATGGCATATGTGTATATGTTTCTAAAGAAAGTGAACCAGATTACAAAGTTATAAGCATTAAGCGATATTCACATCTGTTTATTGAATTGGAGAAGATATAAAAATGAGTAAGAGCGTTGTTGGTTTAGATAGTCTTCTTAAAAAATTAGATAAATTAGGTGGAAATGTTGATGAAGTACTTTATAAGAGTATGCAACAGCAAGGAGAATTAGTAAAAGGTGATGCAAAAGACTTATGTCCTACTGGTGATACTGGTGATTTGAGACAGAGTATTCATAGGCAAACTAAAAGGTATAAAGACAAGATAGTATCTAAAGTTTATACAAATAATGAATATGCAGGATATGTTGAGTTTGGTACAGGAAAAAAAGGAGAAACAACTCCTGCAGTAGATAAGTATCCTGGGCCTCTATCGTATAAGCAAGATAAGTGGAAAGTTAATATTCCAGATGTAGGGGTAAGGTGGATAGAAGGGCAACCAGCTCAACCTTATTTATACCCTGCATTAAAGAACAATGAAGAAAAAGTAATAGAGAATATAAAAGAAGATGTTAAGAAAGCTATAAAGGAGGTAGCAAAGAAATGATTAATGTTAAGGATCAAATTTTTAATGCTATCAAAGATATATCTTCCAATGTAAGTGATAGTTACCCATCAGAATGGGCGAATTTACCCGCTATACAGTATGTAGAAGAGGATAACAAGGTATATGAGTTTACAGATGGAAAAGAGGACAAATCTTATATAAGATATAAAATTGATATTTGGCACAATAGGAGTACTTCTGAATTTGCCTTAGAAGTAGATAAAAAGGTATCTGCATTAGGGTTAAGGAGAACATTATGCCAAGATGTAGCTGACCCTAGTGGGTTAAGACATAAAGTAATGAGATATGAAGGGATTATAGATAATATTACCCAGTTTGTATATCAATAAAAGGAGGAATGAAAAGTGTTAGCTAATGGAACTAAGTTAGGTTTTAAGAAAAGCGGTGCCGAACCGGATGTGTATACAGATTTACCAGGATTAAAGGAAATACCTGAATTAGGTATAGAACCAGAAAAAGTTGAAAATACTTGTTTAAGTGATAAAGTAAAGCAATATGAAAATGGAATAGGAGATGCAGGGGATTTAGAATTTAAATTTAAGTATGAAAATTCTAGCGCAACTAGTCCATATAGGATATTAAGAAAAGCACAAGAAGATGGTGAAGTATTGAGCTTTGAAGAAACATTACCAGATGGAACAAAGTTTAATTGGAAAGCACAAGTAAGTGTCAAATTAGGTGGCGGTGGAGTAAATGGAGTTATAGAATTTACTCTAAAGATGGCACTTCAAAGTGAAATAACAGTAGTTGATCCAAGCTTACCATCATAGAATCTTTTATTATCCTCCATATTAGTCTATAATTATAGTATTAGGAAGTATATGGAGGGTATTCTATGGGATTAATGAGTAAGTATAAAGAAAGACAAGAAAAGAAACTCAAAGAGCATGAAGATAGATTAAAGGAAATTGATGAATTTAACTTTCAAGCTATGTGTAGAGCAGGTGGCTTTACAGAAGAAGAAGGAAGAAAAGTAGTAGAAGAAAATATAAGCAAAGGTAGATATAAATTTCACTTAGAAGATACAGAGCATAATATCAAGAAACCTATTGAGGAGAAGAAAGTATGTTGTCCTAAATGTGGAAGTACTCAATTAACTGCCAATAAGAAAGGATATAGTTTAGGAAAAGCGATAGCTGGAGGAGTAATAACTTTAACTCCAATAGTAGGAGTTGCTACTGGATTAATAGGGAAAAATAAAATAATAATAACTTGTTTAAATTGTGGCAAGCAGTTTGAACCAGGAAAGAGATAAGCATTTACAGTTTGTAGGTGCTTTTTATTATGCAAAAGAAAGGATGATATTAAATGGCAAGAAAACAATTTGCTATATGGCAAGTAGGAGATGAAGAGTATAAGTTAAAGCTTAAGACTTCTACTTTATGTGATTTAGAAGAAAAATTAGGTACTAGTTTAATGAATGTATTAGGTAATGGGAATATGCCTGCATTAAAAATAATGCTTACGATAACGCATTATGCTATGAAAGATTATAATGCAAACATTAAGTTTAAAGATGTACAAGATATATTTGATAAATATGTTGATGAAGGTGGAAGTCAATTAGAATTTTTCACTAAAGTGATCATGGATATTTATAAGGTGAGTGGTTTTTTTACAGAATCTCAAACAGAGATGATGGAGGAGAAACAAGAAGAGATGAAGGAAATGCTGGAACAATAAATAGTTATACTGAATTAATAGAAGGATTATACCCACAGGTTTTAGATATGGGATATAGTCCTTCTTTGTTTTGGGATTCTTCACTTCAAGAAGTTTATGACTTAATTGATAGCTACAACAGAAGAAAGAAAAATGAAATTAATGAGCTAGAGGGTAAGCTAAAGGCTGAAATATCTCTTAATGCAGTATTAGCAAGACAGATAGGAGAATATGTAGCAAGTTTATTTAATAAAGAAGCTCAATTAACTCCATTAAATAAATTTTTTCCTAGTCTTTTTGCAGAAGACAAAGAAGAAGTTAATAATGATATGGCTTTATATAAGGCAAGGATGGAGGAATATGCTTATAGGCATAACCAAAAATTAAGAAAGGAGGAGTAAGATATGGATGGTATGACTTTAGAAAAACTTCAAGTATTAATAGAAGCACAAACTAAGGGCTTTAGAGATGAAATAAGTAAAGTACAAAATGAAGTCAAAAGGATGACCAATACTGTTAATAACGAAGTAAATAAAGTTAAGAATATCTTTAAGTCTCTTGGAAGATTTGTTGTGACTCTAGGTATAGGTAAGATATTTGTTAATAGTGTTCAAAGTGCAATGAAAGTAGAAGCAGCTATTCAACAGATTACAAGAACCATGGGCGAGAGTACTAATCAATTCTTAAAATGGTCAAAGGCCAATGCGCTAGCATTTAATATGTCTCAATCAGATGCTATGAACTATGGAGCTATATTCTCTAACTTAGTAAGTACATTCAGCAATGGTACTCAACAAACTTTACAATATACTACTGATTTATTAAAAGCATCTTCTATTATAGCTAGTGGTACTGGTAGAACTATGGAAGATGTAATGGAACGTATTAGATCTGGTTTACTTGGTAATACAGAAGCCATTGAAGATTTAGGAGTTAATGTAAATGTTGCTATGCTACAGAGTACAGAAGCATTTAAAAGATTTGCTAATGGCAAATCGTGGGACCAGTTATCTTTCCAAACACAACAACAAATTAGATTAATGGCAATATTAGAGCAAACAAGCAATAAGTTTGGTGGAGAAGTATTTAGCAATACAAACTCTAGCTTACAACAATTTGTGGCAGTTCTTAAAGATGTTGCTTTAAATATAGGAAATGCTTTCTTACCTATTATGAATGTAGTAATGCCTATTTTAACTAACTTTGCTATGGGGTTAAGAACAGTAACAGCTTATGTAGCCACTTTTATGCAAACTTTATTTGGATATAAGCCATCTAATAAAACTGGTGTTGGAGGAGCGACAGGACAAGTTAATGCACTAGGAAATGCAGCTACTAAAACTGGACAAAAAGCTAAGAAAGCACAAAAAGAAGTAAATAGACTTCTAGGTGGATTTGATGAAATAAATGTGTTAAGTAAAAATAGCAATTCTGATAGTGGAGGTAGTGAAACGAATACACCGACAACAGGTGGAGGAGTATTAGACTTTAGCAATGCTGAAATTCTTGAACCAGATACAAGTGGCTTGGAAGCTGCAGTAAATAAGTTTAAAGATATTTTTAGACCAGTTGCAGAAAGCTTTGAAAACTTAAAAAAATCATTAAATCCATTTATAGATAATGTAGCAGAGAATTTGAAGTGGTTTTGGGATGAAATATTAGTACCATTTGGTACATGGAGTATATCTAGTCTTATTCCAGCATTTTTTAATGTTTTAGCCGGAGCATTAGATATAATAAATCCGATAATAGATGTTTTTCAGGAACAAGGAGCTTGGTTGTGGGATAGATTTTTACAGCCTATAGCTAGTTGGACAGGAGGAGTTATAGTAGATGTTCTAAATGGATTGGCAAATGTATTGAAATCTATTGGAAATTGGATGAAAGAACATAAGGGTGTAATTGAAGCTATTGCAATTGTAGTTGGAAGTTTTGCATTAGCATGGGGGGTAGTAAATGTAGCTTTTGGTATATATTTCGGTATATTAAACGCTTATAATGCAATAGTATATATAGCTTCTACAGGCACAAGTATTTTTGCTGGAGCTATGACTGCTTTAAATTTACCATTATTAGCAATAGTCGCAGCTATAGCAGCAGTTATTGCTATAGGTGTGTTACTTGTAAAGCACTGGGATGAAGTTAAAGAAAAATGTGGCCAAGTATGGGATTGGATCAAAGACAAGTTTAACCAATTTAAAGAATGGCTAGGCAATGTATTTGCTACTGATTGGAGCGAAAAGTTTGGTTTCTTAGGAGATATACTAAATGCATATCTAACCAATGTAAAGAATGTTCTAGATGGAGTTAAAAGATTCTTCAGCGGTATTATTGATTTTATAGCTGGTGTATTTACAGGGAACTGGGATAGGGCTTGGAAAGGTGTTAAAAACATATTTAAAGGAATATGGGATAGCTTTACTGGAATAGCTAAAGCACCTATAAATATGATTATCGGACTTATTAATGGAATGATAAGTGCAATTAATGTAGCTATTAGAGGAATAAACAAGTTGAGTTGGGAGGTCCCTAGTTGGGTACCAATTATAGGCGGAGAAACTTGGGGATTTGATATACCGCAGCTCGGAAAAGTTCCATACCTAGCTAAAGGTGGTATTGTAGATAGTGCCACTCTTGCTGTAATAGGAGAACGAGGTAGAGAAGTTGTAATGCCTTTAGAAAATAATACAGGGTGGATTAGTCTATTAGCAGATAAATTAGCTTCTAGAATGCCACAAGGAGGAAATACTTCATATCCAAGTGGTCCTTTATCAATAATATTAGAGATTAGTGGAACGGAACTTGGAAGAGTAGTTATAGACAATATGAATAAGCTATTTAGACAAGAAGGAAAAGTTTTATTAGATTTATAGGAGGTAGTTATAGATGATAAAGATTAATGGAGTGGCTATAGCTACTCCTAAGATTTATGAAGCTACAGTTAGTGACTTAGATGGTGAATCTAATAGAAATGCTGCTGGACAGCTTATTAGAGATAGAATAGCAATAAAAAGAAAATTAAATCTTGAGTGGGGACCATTATCCCAAAGTGAAATAGCTCCGATACTAAATGCTGTATCTGGAGTTTTTTTTACGGTTACTTTTCCAGATCCACAATTAGGAATTATAACTAAAACTATGTATGTAGGAGATAGAACTGCTCCAGCATATCAGTATATTAACGAAGAGGTTAAGTGGAGTGGATTAAAACTTAATTTAATAGAAAAGTAGGAGGTGGTTAGATGTATAGTGTTAGTCCTATTTATTTAAATAAAATTAAAGAACCCACAAGAACAGTAGCTATTAAAGTCATTATAGGAGATAGAATACTAGATAATACAGAGGTCCAAAGCCTTAATGTAGAATATACCTTTGGTAATAACGGAATACCAGCTATAGGAGGAGTGACATCTTCAAAGCTTAGCTTAGAGCTATTAAGAATAGGGAATACACCTTCTTACTTTACTACTCAAACCATTAAACCATCTGTAGCGATAGATGATGGAATAGGTAATTTAATGTGGGTACCATTAGGAACATTTTATCCTAATCCGGATTCTATAAAAAGGACAGATAATAAGGTTAGTATAGAATGCTTTGATATTATAGAGAGCTATAGCAATGTTAAGTATGAATCTGGGCTAAAATATCCTACATCAGTTACTAATGTAGTTAATGAATTAAAGAATAAATACAAGGTGATATTTAAAGATGTAGTATTGCCAAACGTAAATGTTAAAGTGTTGCCTACTGGTTCTATAAGGGATGTACTTATGATAATTGCAGAGTTATTGACTGCTAATTGCTTAGTAAATAGAGATAATGAAATAGAATTTAGAAGTTTTAATACAGTAGAGTTTGATTTAGATACAAACAATTATATAGATTTTACTTTAAAGAGTGATAGTAATATTAAAATATCTAAGCTTATATGCAAAAAAGGTGAAGATATATTTCAATGTGGGGATGATACAGGAGCGACATTAGAGTTTGAGAACGAAAGTATTTCTTCTAATGCAGAACTAAAAGTAATTTATGATAGAATGTTTCCTTTTACTTATCCATCTTATGATTTAAAGGTACAGGGAATGCCACATTTGGAATGTGGAGATATCATAAAATTAACAGATAAGAAAAGTGTTTTAAGATCAATTCCAATTGGAGTTCACAAACTTAGTTTTAATGGGGGACTAATTTCTAATATTAGTGCAAATGTACCGAGTACAAATAATAGTGTAGGATCTACAGGAAATAAATCAATAAGTCAAACTGCAAATAATGCTTTAATAAATTCAATAAAGGCTAATGAAATACTAGCGGGTAATATTACTGCTGATAATTTAGCTGCTAACTGTATTACAGCAGATAAGATAGATGCAAAGGCAATTACAGCAGATAAAATAAAAGCAGTTGTTATTGAAGCAATAAATGCATCCATTGAAGAAGCAACAATAGATAGTGCAAAAATAGATGTATCTGAAATAGCAAGTATTGTTGCAAAGGACTTAGTTGTAGGAAATGCACAGATTACTGATTTAGAAGCAGAGAAAATTAAGACAGGTAATTTAATAGCTGATGTTATGAAAGCCAATGCTATTACCGCTATAAATTTAAATGCATCAAATGCAACAATAGATAGTGCAAAGATTGGAAATTTATCATCAGATAAAATGTCTACGAATGTAATTGATGCTATTAATGCATATATAGGGGATGCAACTATTGATTCTGCTAAAATAGGCAATTTAGATGCACATAAAATAACTACTGGTGATTTATCTGCTGATAGGATTAAAGCAGGGGTAATAAGTGCAATTAATTTATCAACAGATACTGCAACAATAAATAGTGCTAAGATTGGTAATTTAAGTGCTGATAAAATAACAACTGGAGATATATCTACTGATAGAATGAAAGCTAATGCAATAAATGCAGTAAATGCTACTATTGGAGATGCAGTTATAAGCTCTGCCAAAATAGCTAATTTGGATGCAAGTAAAATTACTACTGGTACTTTAAATGCGGACAGAATAAAAGCAGGGAGTATAGATGCAACTAAAATAAATTCAGAAACCATTTCTGCAATAGAGGTAAGTGCTGGTGAATTAGTAGCTAATAAAATAGCATCTGGTGAAATAAAAGTAGGTAATGCAAATATAGTAGATGGTACTATATCTGGTGCAAAAATAGCAAAAGTATCTATTTCAGAAGCTCAAATAGCAAAGGCAACTATTACAGATGCATCTATTAAAAGTTTAAATGCAAATAAAATAACTGCTGGTAAAATTGATGCAACAAAGGTTAATATAAGTTCAACAAGTGGTAAGTTATCAATAGCAGATAATACAATTACCATAAAAGATAACCAAGCTACTCCTAGAACAAGAGTACAAATAGGATTAGATGCAAGAGGTAACTATGGAATATATGTTTTAAATGCATCTGGTCAAGCTATCTTTGATTCTGAAAAAGGAGTATTAGCTCCAGAAGGATTAAATAGCAATGTAGTAACTACAGATAAAATTAGAGATGAAGCAATAGGAAGCTCAAAATTAAATATAGATGAATTATTTGTAGGTGATAATGCATTTATTAAGAGCTTAAAGGCAGTTGAAATTGATGCAGCAAATATAACTACTGGTAAGATTAGCTCTGAAAGGTTAGATATAAATGGATTAGTTTCTTTTGATGCATTAGATAAAACACTTCAACCTATATTTGATGTTCAAGGAGATAAAACTTATATAAATGGTGGGATGATAGCTGCTAATACTATAAAGTCAGATAAGATAGATTTATTATCTGGATTAACTGTAAATGGGGCAGATGGTAAACCAGTATTTGCTATAGGTAAGGTAGATGGAGAAGATGGTATAGGTACTGTAGAGATTAATGGATGGTTACATTCTTCTAATTACGTAAAAGGGAAGTCTGGTTATTCGATCAATACAGATGGAACTGCGGAAATTAATCAAGCAACTATTAGAGGTACTTTAGATGTATTAGATGCTGGGGTAACTAATACTGGTACTGCTGCAACAGATGTTAGGATATGGGCTGGTGGTTCTTATGAAAATAGAGCATCTGCTAAATTTAGAGTTAATAAGAATGGTGATTTATACGCCACTAATGCAACTTTAGCAGGTATTCTATATGGAGAAATTGAAAGTAATAACCTACACGTAAAAGATAGTATCTTAACTATTAAGGATAAAGTAAAGCTATCAGAAACAAGTTGTAGTTTTAATACAGATGTTACTATTAACAATAAAGTCAAATATTCTACTGGTAACAATTCTTTAGAATTAAAAGATACTAATTTTATGGTTAATTCTGCCCAAGCTTCTGTATCAATAGATAAAAGTTCTGGAGCATATGGTGGCTTAAATATTATTGGATGTTCACAAGGGCATCATATTTTTAGAGGCTCTACCGCTTCTGATAAATTAGGAACTTTAGTTATAGATGCAGAAGGAAACCAAGGACAAAGAGGAGATTTTAGTTTTACTAGAAAAAACTATGCTGAAAAGTGCAAAGTTGATATAGATGGAGATTTAACTATATGTGAGAAGATTAATTCAACAGTTCAACAAATTGAAATGAGAAGTGTTAAAAATTCTAGCTGGGATGGATGGGGGTTTTATGCTAATTAAGGGAAGGTTATAAGCCTTCCTTTTTATTTTGGATTTAGAAAGGAGATAAAGATATATGGCTTTAATAGCAAGTGGAATACATGGAAGTAGTCCAGGAATGTCATATGAATTTTATGCAGAACAAACTTCTGGAAGTGGAAATAATAGAACTATAAAAATAACGTTAAAATTAAAAGCTGGTCAATATGCTACATCTTTTTATGGTTATCCAGTTCAATGGAGAGCCAATATAAATGGTTCTTGGAGTGGATGGATGAAAGTAAAAGGTAGTGAATCATGGAGGGGTTCTGATGGTTTTAGAACATTTACGTATACTTCTACAACTAATGCTGGTACTACCAGTTCTAAATCAATAACAGTAGGAATTGAAACTGATAGTATAGGATATACTCATTGGGATTTTTCAAAAACTGGGTCATTAACAGTATCACAAACAAATGTTGCTCCCTCATTATCTGGAACTGTATCTATAGATGGTTCAACTTCAAACAGAACTATATCAGAAAATGCTACTCAACTAGTTATAAAAACTCCAGCTGCATCTGATACAAATTTATCTGGATATAGATTTAGAGTGTCTATAAACGGAGGGGGTTACACTGAAATTTATAGGGGATCTTCAACAAGTTATACTCATAATATTAGTGGTTATGGAGAAGGTACTACTTTTAAATATGTAGTAGATGCTTATGATAGTGTAGGGGCTTGGAGTGCTAATATTTATTCTCCAACAATAACTAAGAATAAATTCATACAAGATAATATTTCTTCAACATCTTCAATTGATTTTGGTACAACTACCATTGCATTTACTTATTCTGGAGCATCTAATACTCAAAGTGGTGTTACAATTACAAAAACATTAAGTTGTGATAATGGGATAACTGTATATAATCCTAATATAACTGCTGCATCACCTATTAATCTAAAGATATGGAGAACTGGAGAAGCAACTCCAGCATCAACTCAACCATACGTAAGGTTTGATGATATTAAAAAAGTATTTGCTACAACTACCAATAAAGGTAAAGGGATTCTTAATTTCACACTAACAAGTAAAAATTCCAATGGTACTACTAAAACTTCATCAGAAGCTATCAATGTTAATTTACAAGTAAATCCTAATAATACTTCTGCTTCTATATCTTTAGTACAAACTGAATCTACAAACTATTTAAGTATTGCATCAAGTACAAATAAATACTTTATCCCAGATGGTACTAAGGTTACAAGAGTTAAATGGAGTTCCGTTAGTGGTAAATTAGGAGAAGCAGTAACTTATCAAGTATATGTAGCTTATGGCTCTGGAGGATGGACTAAAATTGCAGATTTACCTACTGGAACAACTTATTATAATCATGCAGTACCAGTTCAGACAGTATCTCAACAATTCAAGTATAAGGTTAGAGTAATATCTACTTATAATTCAGATAATTTTTCAGAAGCTGCAACATCTGCACAAACTTTACATTTTTACAATCAACCTTCCTTAGCACAAGGTACTATTACAAGAGCAGCAACTACTGCAGATGTAATAGTTACTATAAAATCTAATTCAAGTATTCCTAATATTAATACTAAAGGTACATGGACAGTTTATAAATCTGGTACAACAACTCCAGTAGTATCTAGTGGTAATCTATCAGTAGCTCAAACTGCACAAACTCTTAAATTAACTGGATTAACTGATGCAAATACTTATGATTTAAAGGTTACTTATAATGATAATACTGGATATATGGCAACTAATAAAGTAACAACTATTAAGATTAGTGCTAATCTACCTATTCTATTTATTAATAAATATGGGGTAGGGGTTAATGGTGTTGCTGCTGATAGTAGTAATTCATTAAAGATTAAGGGAAATGCTAATATTGCAGGAACTTTAAACGCTACAAATGTTCAAGTAGGTGGTAAAAATGTATACCACACTGGAAGAAAGCCAACTCCAGCTGATATAGGAGCTGCAGCAACTTCACATAATCACTTTAATTGTGGAATTATTGATGCTAAAGATTTAAATGATTATACTACTGAAGGATTACAAGGGGTTTGTAATAATAACTGTACTAATCAACCAACAAGTGGTTATTTCTATATATTTAATATGAAATATAATAACACAAATATCAAACAAATAGCTTATGGATATAATCAACAAAAAATGTATACTAGACACAGATACAATGGTACATGGTCAAGTTGGCAAAAAGTTTACACTTCTGATAATAGACCTACGGCTGCTGAAATAGGTGCAATTCCTGAATCAAATAGAGAACTTAAATTCTTTGGAAATGTAAAATCAGCTACTATTACTTTTGATAAGACAAAAATAAAAAATGGTGTTAAAGTTTCATTTATGACTAGTAATAAAATGGGTACAGATTCTTGGCATTATGCTATAAATGGTAAATGGACAGATGGTTGGACTATGAGCCAAGAAGCTAAATATTCTTTTGACTTTACAAAGATTAAGCCTGATGCTTCTGTATGGCTTTATGAAGTTAGTGTATTTAATGTTTATAGAGAAACTATAGGTGCAAAAAGGCATGATGGTGCTGCTAAATTATATATAGGGGATATTAAAACACTTATGGTATATCTTGACCATGCTACAAATGTGTGTGATAACTTAACAGCATTAATAGAATATTATTAGAGGTGTGTTATGAGATATGTATTAATAAATAAATTGACAAATAATATAGTTGAAAAGATTATATTTCCAGATGGAGGATTTAAGCCTTCACCTGAAATGTTACCTAATTATTTAGAGTTAATAGTGGATGAAAAAGATGTAGTTACTGATTATAACATGAGGTATGATGAAGAATCACAATCCTTTGTTTCTATTATTGAAAGTGATAAAGATAATCCTAAAGTATCAAAAGAATTATTAGATATTAAATTAGCTATTGCTGAATTATCAGAGCAGAAGGATGATGAAATATTAAATATAGAATTAGCTTTAGCTGAAATAGTAGAAGGAGGTTTATTATAATATGGCTGAAATATATGCAGATTTAGTACAAGCTGGAGAAAGAAGCCTTGATGGTGATAATGGTATTAAGAAAGTACCGGATAAATATATAAACAAAGTTAAAGAGATTTTACATGAAAGAGGAGCTTTATAACTTCTCTTTTTATATATAAAAATAAAGAAGAAAAGAGGTAAAGAAAGATGGAAAGAATTTTTAACAGTATTAAAATGGGAGTTGCCTTTATAGGTACAATGTTTACTTGGTTGTTTGGTACATGGGATACCGCATTAATGGTTTTAGTGTTTTTTATAGTACTAGATTACATTACAGGACTTGTTAGAGCCTACATAAATAAAGAGGTATCTAGTAATGTTGGGCTTAAAGGGATAGCTAGAAAAGCCGTTATCTTTGTGGTTCTTATTGTAGCAGTATTACTAGATAGGCTATTAAACACTGGTAACTGGGTATTTAGGACATTAGTATGTTACTTTTATATTGCAAATGAGGGTATAAGCTTATTAGAGAATTGTGCTGGTTTGGGTTTACCAATACCAGAAAAATTAAAGGATGCATTAGCACAACTTAAAGAAGGCGAAAAGAAAGAGTTAAAACAAGAGTAGTCAAATAGGCTGCTCTTTTACTTTATTTAATAGAAGGAGGAAAAGATATGATAATAGGAATAGATAAAGGGCATAGTACATGGGATAAAACTCCATGTGGAGCTGTAGGATTACTTAACGAATCTAAAGAGAATAGACCAGTTGGAGATAAGGTTATACAGAAGTTAAGAGAAATGGGACACACAGTAATAGATTGTAGCTGCAATAGTGAAAATTCTGTAAATGCACAATTACAAGCTATAGTTAGAAAAGCTAATTCACAAAAGTTAGATCTATTCTTAAGCTTACACCTTAATGCTGGGGGTGGAACCGGAGCAGAAGTATATACTACTAATACTAGTGGAGCTAAGTCAGAAGCTAAGAAGTTAATAGATACTTACTGCAATAGAACAGGCTTTAAAAATCGTGGACATAAGTATGCGGAATTTTATGTGTTAAGGCATACAGTAGCGCCAGCTATGCTAATAGAAATGGCTTTTGTAGATACAGAAGCAGATTATAAGAAATGGAATGACTTAGGAGCAGAGTTAATAGCAAATGCAATAGTAGAAGGAATCACAGGACAAGTTGTGCAAGAAAAGCCTGTAGAAACACCATCTACAACAAGTTATACTGTAAAGATTACTGCAGATGTTCTAAATGTAAGAGCAGGAGCAGGAACTAACTACAAGGTTAATACACAAGTTAGAAAAGGAGAGGTATATACAATAGTGGGAGAATCTAATGGCTGGGGTAAACTTAAGAGTGGAGCAGGTTGGATTAGCTTAAAGTATACATCTAAAAATGGTCCAAGTACTCCAGCAAATAAGCCTACTCAAACTATTAAGGTAGGTTCAAGTATAAAAATAACTGGATCTAAATATACAACAGGACAAAGTATACCAGCTTGGGTTAAAGCTAATACGTACACAGTACAGCAAATCAAGGGAGACAGAGCTCTGATTAAAGAAATAACCAGCTGGGTATATACAAAAGATTTAAAATTAGTATAATATATTCGTACTATACTTATAGATAAAAGCCAGTAGACAGGAATAAATCCTTGTTTGCTGGCTTTTTAATAATGTATTAAATATCTAAATAAAAAGGACTAGTTAATATTAAGATTAATCTAGTCCTTTTTATTGTGTTTTAAATAACGAAATATATATCTAGGAGCTCTCACGAATAGTATTGTTATTATTCAAGAAGAAAAAGAGTGACCAATCAATAAGGGGGACTAATCGCTCTTTTTCTACTTTTGTAGTTATTAATACTACGGTGAGATTTAACAGTAATATATAATATCAAGGAAATAAAATCAATAAAACTGTTTAATTTATAATAAAAATTTAATAATTATATTTATCTAAATACTTGGTTATACTTATTAATAGCATTGTACTATACTTATAAAAAGGTAGCAGTTGAGGAATCAATCCTTATCTGCTACCTTTTTTTATTTTACAAAAATATTTTATAAAAATCTGAAATAATTATTATCATAGAAGAAATCCCAAAAGTTATTTCTACTATTTTTCTATTTTTACCATCTAATTTATCTAGTAATAGCAACGAAGTTAAGAATATTATATGAATAAAACCTCTTAATATAAATTCTATATTTACTAAGTATATAGAATAAAGCGTTATACTTATTGCCAATCCTAATAAAATATAAATAATGAGTTTATAAATTTTATTCATAATAATCACCTCTATTGTGCCACGTAATAAAAATCTTTTTTCACTATAAATATTTATGTGATTTTTACTATTATATGAAAGATATCTTTATTAATTACTTTGTTTAATTTTACTATTTTATTTTAATAAATTCAATTAATTGGCCATAATTAATAATAGTATTATACTTATAAAACGGCAGTAGGTAGGGAGTAATCCTTATCTGCTGCCTTTTTTTATTATCCCAAAATAGTAGGTGAAGATTATCAAACAAAAACCTATTACATTATTTTACATAACATACTTTTTGTGTAATAATATTAATGAGAAACAATAAAGGGGGATTAAAAATGAATAGTAAAACTTTTAAGAAAAACTCAAAACTTATTATCTTTTCCTTTGCGCTAGCTATAGGCATAGTATCATTTATACCAACAGTTAAAACGCAAGCAGCGATTGATTCTACAGCATCTATTAATAGCCTTGGATGGGTACAACTTGATGGAAAGTGGTACTATTATTACGAAGATGGATCGTTAGCAAAAGGTTGGAAAAACATTGATGGGTATTGGTATTATTTCACAGATGATTGTGTTATGTATAAAGGATGGATACAGTTAAATGGATATTGGTACTATCTAAGTGAAACAACAGGAGTAATGGCAAAAGGGTGGAAAGAAGTAGACAACTATTGGTACTATTTTAAAGATGACGGAGTAATGCAAAAAGGTTGGATACAGCTAAGTGGGTATTGGTACTACCTAGATGAAACAACTGGAGTTATGTCAAAAGGTTGGAAAGAGGTAGATAATTATTGGTATTACTTTAAAGATGATGGAGTAATGTATAAAGGTTGGTTAAAGCTAGATAATAAGTGGTATTATCTAAGTGAAACAACAGGAGTAATGCAAAAAGGTTGGAAAGAGATATCTGGATATTGGTATTACTTTGATAATTCAGGTAGAATGGCATCTAATACAAGTGTAGATGGATATTATGTAGATAGTAACGGAGTAAGTAAGCAGTATTCAGTAATTTATGAAGCAAAAAAACATTTAGGAAAACCTTATGTTTGGGGAGCAACAGGACCAAATAGCTTTGATTGTTCTGGATTTACATCATATGTATATAGACAAGCTCTGGGTATAGAGATAGGAAGAACAACTAAAAATCAAATCTATTCAGGAAGAGAAGTTTCTAGATCTGAATTACAACCCGGTGATTTGCTATTTACTTCTGAAGACCATGTGCAAATATATATAGGAAACGGCATGGTAATACATTCACCTAAACCTGGAGATGTAGTTAAAATTGTTCCAATATATGATTTCTGGAGAGCTAGAAGAATAATAAACTAAAAAGAGTGATTGTATGGTAATATTTATTTCCATAAGCAATCAATAGTTCTCTTGTTATTTAGGTTAGTAAAAGTCAGTAGGTAGGGAGTAACCCCTATCTGCTGCCTTTTTTTATATATTAGACAAATATAGTGTTTATATATTAAGTAGGAAACTTTTAAAGTTATATCTATTGTAAAATTATAGAATACCAGAAAGCTAGTAGGGAAGAGAAATCCTACTTACTGAGTAGCCTTTATTCATTTAAATAGGAAAATATTGTACAAGCGCTAGGAATGATTTAAAATATAAGTAAGGAGAGAAATTTACATAGATTAAATTTGTAGTATAAGCTTAATAAAATATTAATACATATATAGGAGAACATTATGACTAGAGAAGAAATGAGTAAGAATGGAAAAGTGATTTCTATAATTAATATGAAGGGGGGCGTAGGGAAAACTACTTTAAGTATTGGAATATCTGATTACTTGTCTGAAGTAGGACATTCAGTATTATTAATTGACGCTGATCCACAGTTTAATGGAACACAAGCTATGTTAGATACTTATAAAAGTAAAGGATATAATGATCTTGAAAGTGAAAGTAATTTTTATAATACTGAAATACTACCAAGTGGTAAAACAATATATAGACTATTTACACCGCAAACAAATATGATGTATTCATATAAGACACCATTAGCAGAAGAACTTACAGTTAATCTAAAAGAAAATTTAGATATATTATGTGGGGATTTAAATCTCGTATTAGTTAATAAAGTTAGTGATCATACATTTGTTAAAAGAATAAGGAATTTTATTGATGATAATAATTTACGAGAAAAATATGAATACATAATTATTGATTGTCCTCCTACATTGACAATTTATACAGATAGTGCGTTAATGGCGTCTGATTATTACTTAATTCCTAATAGGATTGATAGATATTCAATTGTGGGTATAGACTCATTACAAAAGGCTGTTAATAATTTAATTAGAGAAGAAAGAATAGATTTAAAATGTATAGGACTTGTTTATACAATGGTTAGTACTACGCCATCTCCAAAGCAAGAGAAGATAAAAATCAATTTTGAGAGTAAGGATACGGTTAATGATATTGATATATTTAGCGCATCTACATCTATTGTGAATAATATACAATTTGGTGCAGGAGGATCACTTCCGACTAAATATAAATTATCAAAGCAGGATATTGAGGCGATAAGTTTAGAATTACTTAGTAAAATTAATAGATTCTAAGAATAGGAGGAACTTATGTATACAAATTTGATATTATATAGAAATGAATTAAAAAATAAAGGCGTGCCTAAATATAAAATTTTAGGTATAGTTTCTGAATTACTATATTCTAAGAAAATATTTTGTAAAAATTCTGAGATAAAGAAATTTGTAGAAGATGTTTTTGGTATTGAATTTAAGGAATATATAATGAAGTCAAGAACCATGATAGTTGCACGTATAAGTAAAATGATTTTTAACTCAGAAGAAAATGATGAGTATAGAAGGAAATTAATTCAATTTATTAATATGAAAATTGAATTAATTAAAAAAGATGAAAATGTAAAAGAAAAAAAGAATGAGTTTGATGGATGGCTAAAATAATGAAAATGGATATGACATACTCAGAAATAGAATATGTTAAGTCAAATATAAATAATTTTGTAGAAATGATTGCTCAAATTTCTAAAGCGGAGGATTTTGAATTTAAACAATGTGATAAGGAATTTTTTGTATTCATTGCAAAGCATATCGTATTTTTAAAATACTTATATAATGGCATGGGAAGATTGTATTTTTTTAAAGTTATAATTTCAGATTTATATTATTATGTTTTAAGTATAATTAAAGGTGAAATTAGGTATATGTATTTAAATGAACGATCTATTATTGAAAATTATACTCGTGCAGCAACACATATAATGGTTGAAGATGATCATGTAACTGAAAATACTTTTAAATTGATTAAAGAAAAAAAATATCCCTTTAAGTTTACAAGCGATGATTATGCATTGATTAAGGATGAATATAGGACTTCTTGTGGTTACATCCATGGGGGAAATGTTTTAGAAGATAATTTATCATTTGTTTTTGATGAATGTATAAATAATAAAAAAATAATAAAAAATAAAACTAATTACTATATGAGAATAATTAATATTATAAAAGTATATGATAAAATTTTAATATCAGAGTATTCGGATAAAGTGAGTGGATGTTATCATAGAAGGAAAAGCTTACTAAAATATTTAATTGGAGAAGAGTGTTTAGAGTTATTATTTAAACTTGAAGAAAAGAGATAAAAAGACTAGGATAAACTAAGTATCCTAGTCTTAAATTTTGTCAAATAAGCTTTGTATTAAGAGTTAATCCTGGTATAATTTTTTTATTAAGATATATTTATCTTTTGGTAGTTGGTATTTAAAAACTTTCCATCTATATATGGAGGAGTGATGACATTTTAATATAGCAGACAGTTTTTCTATTCCATAAGTAGTAATTAGTAAGTCTATATTTTTTTCTTGATTTAATATGTATGATAAATAATCATCACATATAATATCTTTCTCTAATACAGATATAAGTTTAAGTAAAGTTTCTCGAGTAATATTATCTCTATATCCAGCTTCTAATTCATTAATAGTTGATCGACTTAAACCAGATAGTTTGGCTAAACTTTCTTGACTTACGCCTACCATTGCTCTTGCTTTTTTCAATCTTTCAGCGAATGTATTAGTTGGTAAATCTGAATTAAACAATTCATTCATTTTTATCTCACTTTGGTACAGCATGCTTCTGTATGTCCAACAAAAAGACCACTTTTTTCTCCAGCGCAGAATAAATTATCCACTCCTTGAACCTTCATGTCATTAGTTCTAGGAGCAACAGATAGATATCTCATTGAGTTACCTTTACTTCCTGCATATGGATCCACATACTTAGCATGTTCTAGTCCTGGTATCTTCCTTAATTTTTCTAAAGGATAATAAGTTGTCATTAATTTTGCATGTCCAGTATCTAAAAGTACTACATTTTCAGCAAATTCTTTTAATGCGTATTGTTGACAAACCTTTGTATCTAATTTGCCGTAGTTAACATCTTCAGTAGGAACCTTTAAAACAACAACACCTTTCTCATTTAACACCTTATTAATTTCATCGGAAAGACTTTCCTTTGCTAATTTACAGGAACCTGACATAGCACCCAAAGCATCTTCAGCTCTTTCTCCTTGAATGTCAGGAACACCACATCTTTCGCTTATTGAAATTCTAGGTCCAAATGATGGACATCTTAAAATACACATTGAACATCCATTTCCATATCTTAAGCAGTTCCCCATAGGACCTGTAGTTCCTGTTGTTTCAATAAAAATATCCCCGTCTACAAAGCTATCATCAGCTAAGTATAAACCTTTTATCTTATGTCCATCAAATTCAACATCTCTAACTCTTTTCTCCATGTGAATTACTATTCCTAAAGATTTGATATAATCTCTTACAGCACCTTCAATCCTGTTGACGTCATAAAGGCTGGCATGTGCATGATTTACTGTATTGCGACCTAATAGCAAACTTACCCAGATGGGGAGCAATTATCTTGGCTACCCATAATATCAATAACAACCTCCTTAGTAAAACCATTATAACTTATCTTACTAACCAACCTATTAATTAAGTTCCTAAGAGCAATTTTAATATTTTCATCCTCTATATTTGAAACATCCTTAATGGTAGAACATAATTTAGTAAACTCAGAAAAAGAGGACATTATTATTTCAATATTGCGCATTTCAATAGAATTTTGTTCCTTTTTCTTATGAATGCCATTTAGTTTATTTTCTAAATCCATGATCTCATTGCTAAGAGAATCTGCTTTCTTTAAAATAAAGTTTTGAGTAGCAGGGTTATTAGTCTTACCAAGTTGAGACATTAAAGTATCCATCTCTGCCTTCTTTTCATCAATAGACTTATCAATATTTTTAATCATATCATTAGGGGTACTATTTTTAAGTTCATCAGCATAAGAAGTTAATTTTCTTAAGAGAGTTTCCTCATTATAGTTTATAAGTCTATTAATTACCTCTTGTTCAAGTTCCAAACCTTTAGCATTAGGGTTTTCACATCTGCTTTTACAACTATGAGCCTTCATAGTGCACATATAGTAATGATTCCTTTTACCATCTTTCCTAAGCCTACCATAGCAAACCCTCATAGGAGCACCACAAATTGAACACTTTAGAACACCTGAAAGTAAGGCTTTAACTGATGTGCCTTGTCTTGGATTATTCTTCTTAGAATTTCTGTCTAAAGAGTATTGTACCTTTAGCCAATCTGAAGAGGAAATTATTCCTTTATGTTTTCCGACTGCAGCTATCCATTCACTCATATCTCTTAGTTTACCCTTTGAATTCTTTTTGTTATAAAGCATAATGCCACATCCATTAGGTTCACCAAAGAAATTAACCCCCAAACTTTCATAGTATTCTTTTATTGAAGAGTCAGATTGAACATAAACAGGATTTTTTAGAATATCTGCAAGGGACATTGAAGCAAAATCACCACCATGTTTACCTTTTATATTAGAAGCTAAGAGCTCCTTTAAGGCCATATGTATTGAACTTGTAGCAAGGTATTTAGAAAATATAAATCTAACTACATTCATTTCTTCTTCTAATGGACTTAACTTAAACATGGAACGCTCGTTATATTCGCTATCAACATAAGTAATCTTCTCACTTGTAAAACCTAGAGGGCATACACCACCAAGCCATCTTCCTGTTTTAGATAATTGAAGCATGTTATCTCTAATTCTTTCTGCAATTGTTTCTCTTTCTAATTGGGCGAATACAGATGCAATATAAACCATAGCACGCCCCATTGGTGTAGAGGTATCAAATTGTTCTCTTATAGAGATAAAGTCTACATTATGCTCTTGCAAAAGTTCCAAAGTAGTAGAAAAATCAGCTACATTTCTTGATATTCTGTCAAGTCTATAGCAAATTAATGCGTCAAAAGAATTCTTCTTTATATCTTTAAGAAGTTGTTGGAATCTAGGTCTATTGATATTGCCTCCAGAGAAACCTTCATCTTCATAAATGAAATATTCAACATCATTTCGATTAAGCCTTGAGAAATATTCTTTACACATTTCAATCTGATTTTCTATACTTTCACCTTTACCAGTGAATACAGATTTTCTGCTATATATAGCAACCTTCATATGGTTCACCTCCACAATTAGTATATAAATAAAGATAAAATAATATCCCTAGTATATAAGATTACTAGAGATATATAAGGGGGCCGCAATAACTTTAAAATATGTAAGAAGGGCCGAGTAAAAGAACTCTATAACAATGGGCAATTTACTTTATAGAATTATATTATCTAATAGTTCTATAATAAATTGTCTTATTTGCTTATTAAAATCTAAATTTAAACAGAAAGTAGTTAAATCAGAATAAAGTATTGTATGGCCTAAAATAGCAGCACAAACAATAGTTTTATCTATTTGTGAAAGGTCTGAATTTATAAAGAATACCTTTTCATTTGCTATTATTAAGTAGTGTCCTTTAATATTACCCAAAGGACACATTATAGTGTTTATTCCAAATTCGTTTGCTATTTCAAAAGGATCATTTGTACAATACTTGTTAATTAGTTTCGCTACAATGATATTTATATTATCCATGAACACATCCCCCTAATATACATGCCCATGTGACCCTGCTAGTATTTATTTATACTTATTGGATGTGTATTTTAGTTTATTATATACTCTTACATCCATTAAGAATTTTTGATAAGCTTGTTTTAAATATTCCTTATCTTCATCATCAACAGTGTTACCACAAAGCATTAGATTATCCATTTCTTCAATACTAGAAATCATTTTTTCTGCTTCTTTTTCTATGTCTATAATTTCATTTTGAGAGAGTTCGTTGTGGTTACCATAAGGAATTTTCTTTGTTAATGTTTCATCTAATAAATAGTCAGTTGATACGTTTAAGGTTTTAGCAAGCTTTGCTAAAATTAATCCTTTTGGCTCTCTTTTATTATTTTCGTATCTTGATAGGGTTGCTTCTGTTATGCCAACTAAATCAGCTAGTTCTCTTTGATTCAAATTTAATTCTTCTCTAAGAATTTGAATCTTTTCTCCAATTGTTTTCATATAATCACCTCTGATAGTACTTACCAATATTATAAATTATGTGAAGAGAAATACAACAAAACTTACCGAAGTTATAAGTAAAATATTGACAGTTACCAATTGGTAAGTTAGTATTTAGTTATAAAGGGTATTAGGGGGAGTAAAAATGAATGGAAATTTGCTAAAAAGTAAAAGAATTTTATTGGGCATTACTCAGAAGAATTTAGCTAAGAAGATATCAGTATCAGAGAAAACTTACAATCATAAGGAGCAAGGAAAGATTCACTTTAAGCCTGGAGAGATTGTGAAGATTTCAAAAGAACTCTCATTATCTAATAAGGAGGTGAATCAAATTTTTTTTGATAGTAACTTACCATATGAATAAGTGCAAGAAAAATTTTATAAAGCATATAATAAACTAGTGCTTTATTAGGAGGGGTTATGGCCAAGAGCAAACCTTTATACAAAGTTACTATTACACCAATGTGTAAAGAAGAAGAGGAAAGATTTCAAGATCTGGTAGCAGATGAGGTTGCTAGATTTGTGGCAGATCTACTTCCTAAGGATATTATGGTGAAGCTTGGAGAAGAAATTGGACAAAGGTTAGATGGAAAAAGAGAGAATAGTATATAAAATTTGATTTACTTTTAATTACAAACATAGATACAAAAGATGAATGAAAGGGGGAATTTATGAATCTATGTATATTTAGGGATTATATAGAGAATTGTAAGAAATGTAGGGAATGTCCTAGCTGGGAAGGATTAAAAAAGTTTTATTATAAGAGTTATGGAGGCAATAAGGATGGATAATAATTTGTTTTGGTTTAAGTTTCATATTAATACTTATGAAAGTGAAGCATTCAAGCTTATAGATGCTATGCCGAAGAGGGATGCTATCCATTTTGTTTATATAAGACTTATGATCCTAGCAGCTAAAACAAATAAGAACGGATATATTTACTTTGATGTTGATACTCCTTATTCAGAGGAGATGTTATCAACAATTATGAATAGGCCTATAGGTATAATAAGACACTCTTTAAAGGCATTAATTAAGGTTAAGCTTATATCTATCGGTAGTGAAGGTTATATAAGAATTAATAATTGGGATAAGGAACAAGGAACTTCTTTTGCACCTAAGATTAAGTCAGAAGAGGAAATTTTGGTTGAAGAAAAAGAGAAGGCTAAGGAAAAGAACAGAAAAAGAATGGCTGAATATAGGGCGAAAAAGAAGAATGTAACAACTACAAGTGATGATACTGTAACTGCTACAGGTAATGAGGGTGTAGATGTTACAAGTAACAGTGATGTAACAGAACAGAAAGAGAGTAAAGAGTTAAATTTAGATAAAGAAGATGAGATAAAGAGAGAGATAGAAAGCCAAAGAAAAGAGGCAGAAGAAGTGAATGCTCTTGGCTACAAGGTGCTTTCTTATTACGAACATGTAACAGGAAAAATAGGAGTTTTTAACTTGCAAGCTTTGTGTGCTGCAATAAAAGTTCATGGAGAAAAGAACGTTAGGTTAGCAATTGACAGAGCATTAGCTGTAAACAAAGTTAGTATGACATATGTAAATGGTATTTTAAATAATTGGGCAAAGGAAGGGTACCCAAAGGAGAAGGTGGTTAAGGATGGAGGAGAATTTAGTGGATTTAAAGCAAATGAACCAGAAGGATTGTCAGAAGAAGAACGAAGAAGAGCAAAGGACCTTATATAAGTGTGAAAAGTGTGAGGATAGAGGGTGGATTATAATTCCTAGAGAACGTAAGCAACCTTTGTTTGTAAAATGTGATTGTCAAAATGTTGGTAAGGTAAGAGGTCAGTGGAAGGAATCAGGTATTAAGGTGGATATGTGTAAGTATACCTTTGGCAGTTATAAGATATGGAATGAGTTTTCTAAGAGAGCTAAAGAGAGTGCTTCTTCATACTACATGAAATTTGATGTTATAAGATATACCAGGCAGAACAGTATTATGTTTTGTGGCCAAGTAGGCTCTGGCAAAACTCATTTAGCTGTTGCACTAAGCTTAAATTTACTTGATAGAGGATTAAATGTTGTGTATCTGCCTTATAGGGATGTGGTTACTTCAATAAAACAGAATATGTTAGATGCTGAGTACTATGGAAATATGATTAATAAGTATCAGGTATGTGATGTACTTTTGATTGATGACCTCTTCAAAGGAAAGATTAATGAAAGTGATATTAACATAATGTTTGAGATTATAAATTATAGATATTATAACTGTTTGCCAGTCATAGTTTCTACTGAATTTACTGTAGACAAGCTCCTGGATTTTGATGAAGGTGTTGGATCTAGGATATATGAGATGTGTAAAAGGTATGTTGTTGAGATACCAAAGGGGATAGAGAATAACTATAGATTAAGATAATAGGAATTACAATGAGATTATTTAAGGTAAGAATGGATGGACAAGCTGTAGAGGGTGTTATTGGGTTATGATACTAGGATGGACAAGCTATTTGTATAATAATTGAGGGGGAAGGCTGGACAAGCATTAAGTATAAGGATGGGAGAATTTTATGATTAAAAAGATAGAGAATTATGATTTGTTAGGGGCAATAAGTAAAATGGAGGAAGAGTATGAGGCAGCTGAATTAGACCTTGTGGTTACTAAGGCTATAGTATTCATACCAGTTAGTAAAAATGGAAAGTGA